CGTCTTGCAAGCCGATGGTACGATCGCTCGTGCTACCAGCACCCCAGCCAAAGCGTCTTTCCTAGTATTCGCCGGCAACGATCGTTATGACTCTCGTGCCACTGGCATGCTGACGATGATCGTCAACTCGGCAATCGTCGCTAAGACGGTTTACTACGATGACACAGCCTCCCTGGCTCCTGGCGACGGCCTGACCGTTAAGCTTTTAGCTGTCGGCGCTAACTCTGGCAAAAGCGGCCTAGCTAAAGCTGCCGGCGCTGAGCCAGTCCACGCCTATGTCAACTACGTCTCCGGCGGCGTGTTGGTTTATGACGTGGCACCTCGTTAATCGTCGCTAGGTTTTTCATTTTTTTTAAAATACAGGGAGTATCCATATGTTCGAAGGCGCAGATCCGCAAACGTTTAATAACCTCTTCATTGAGCAACTCCAAACCGCAAGCGGCCTGGAAAAAGTTGCTGCTGGCGGCGCGGCTTATATCCGCTCCAAAATTCGTGAGATCGGCTTCGGCCGTCGCATTTTGCCACCGGTCTCCGTGACCCGCGGCGATTTGCAGCGTGCAACCGACCACGACACTTTCATCAAAGTCGTGGACATCGAGCCAGATTCCAAGGCGATGGCCTTGAACTTCGTTGGCCAAAGCAGCGACCGTTACATCCAAGGCAAGCGCTACGCGATCCCATTCTTCAAAGTGGAATCAGAGCGTTTCGTCAAGTCGGAAGCCGAACTGTTGGCCTATGACTACCCAGTAACCAAAGTGATCGAAGAAAACAGCGTCAAAGACTTGCAAAAAGTCGAAGACATTGTCTTCATCAACCACGCTGACGCGGCCATCGCACTCACCGGCAAACTCATCATGTCGACCGCGACTGGGATGAACCGCCGCGAGCTGATGAACCTCATCAAAATGGTCGACTACGATCAACTCTCAGTTGACTCGCTGCTCATGAACAACGTCGACTTCGACGACTACATGATTCAGCCAGCCACCGAGATTGGCTCACCCCTGGCTTCTGAAATCACGGTCGAAGGGTACAAGTACCAAATGATCATGAACAAGAAGGTCATCGTGACCAACAAGCACGACATCATCCTTCCTGGTGAGGCTTATGCCTTCACCTCGCCTGCCTACCTGGGCAACTTCTTCATCTTGAACGACGTTAAGTTCTGGATCAAAAAAGAAGCTGACTTGGTTATCTGGAAGACCTGGGAATACATCGGCGAAGGCTTCGGCAACATCAAAGGTATTGCCAAAATCGAGCTGAACGTTCCTAACCCGATTCCAGTCAACGGCACCTTGTAAGTTAAGTTTAGGGGGCCTTCGGGCCCCCTTTTCTGGTTTTTGTGTCGCCACTTCTCGAACCGAGGTAGTCTGCAGAAGAGAAGTCTGTTGAGCCACCAAACGAGGAGAGAAGAGAATGGCCGCTAAGAAATACGTGATTCACAACACCACGCGCAAAGACGTCGCGGACTACAGAAGCCCCGAAGGCAAAGACCTACGGAGCAATCTGGAGAAAATTGGTCACACTGTCTCCATCCAGATGATCCAAGGCGACAAAGAGAAAAGCCTCCTGATCCCCGCTGGCGGACGCCCCGTGTATATCTCCGAGCTTGATGAGGGGATCCTTGACCTCCAACAACAGGGCGTCATCAGCATCGAAGAGTATGCAGGGCTTGACCAAGCCATGGAAGACCACAAGATCAGCGCCGACCGCTCGATCAGGCCGCGGCGCCCACTCGCAGCCACCGGCTCAGTGCCGACCCCTACTCCCCCTGTCGCAGAAGAAGCGGCAGCAGGAGCTCGCGACGAGCGAATTGCCACACGCCAAGGCCGTGCCCCTAGCGCCAACGCACGGGCAACAAAGACAGGCCAAGAAGACCACAGCCCACGCGGCGGCCGTGAGCTTGAAGATGCAAGAAACCCAGACGGCGAGCCTAACTTCCTGTCGAAAGCTACGGAAGTGAAACGGGTCAGCCGCAAAACCCAAGAGGCTAGCGTATAGTATGGCCACAGAAGATCCCATCATCACCGCGAGAAGAGACAAGGCAAAACGTTACCTGCGTCTTTTCATGCGCGATACTCCTGCCTTCAATCGGTTGATTCGCAGAGAAGAATCAGATGACGATCTTTTTGAGTTTGCCATTGAGATGGCCATCTCGGATTGGAACTCTACGACTCCAATTATCGGGATGGTCACTCTAGCCAACTACCCAAGCCTCTACCTGCTACTCCATGCGGCAGCGATCCAGCTCCTAAAGACTCAAGGCCTACTCCAGTCTCGAAACGAGCTTTCGTATTCCGCCGGCGGGTCTAGTTTTGTTCGGTCCAATAAGACCAACTACTACATGACCTGGATGACTAACTTCGCAAATGAATACGAAGGGAAAAAAAGGTCTCTAAAAATAGCTCAAAACGTAGGTCGAGGTTGGGGCGGAATTGCTTCAGAATATAATCTGATCGGATATTTCTGGTAAATATTAAACCGTTTAGGTCGCTATGGCTCTCCAAGAACTCTGCTTTAAACCCGTCAACGTCGCCATCCTCAGCACGGGTGCTGACTCGCGGGTGCTTGTAAAGTGGGACCTGCAGGAGACGACTCAGGACCTGAGAAACCTCTACTTCTTTATCGATAGAGGCGAGAGCCCCCAGTCGCTCTCCCAGCTCAATGCTGACGGGATACCGGCGACTGCCCTTAGGGAGTACGTCGACTATACGGCTAACCTCTTTGACCTGCAGAAGGTCTACTACTACCGAGTCAGAGCCGTCGAGGTGCAAGGGACGACCCCTATCCAGACCTTTAAGTCGTCGGTCCAGACCTGGAACGGGGCCCTCGACCTGGTCGGCATCTACGTGGTTGAAGAGCACCTTTTCTTTAACCGCTACGTCGTTGGCGTGCCGACGATGATCTTTAAAAAGCGTCATGAGGGGGCCAGGTGCTCCGAGTGCTGGGACGCGACCTTAAAGCGGGTGACCAAAAGCAACTGCAAGACCTGCTACGGGACCGGGTTCTACCGCGGCTACTACGCGCCGATCGACGCCTGGATGAACTTTGACCCGGATGCGAAGCTGTTGCAAGTGACGCAGTTTGGCCTCATGCAGCCTAACCAAACATCGGTTATGTTCACCAACTACCCGACCCTGAGCGTGGACGACGTCATCTGCGAGGTCCAACTCAATAAGATGTGGAAGGTCAGCGCTATTACGACGGCTGACAAGAACCGTGATAACCTACTCCAGTTCCTAAAGGTCAGCGCGGTCAACCCGTCGGACGTCGAGTACCGGCTACCGATCCCTGAGGACCGTAGGGCTGCGCTGATCGCAGAGCTTGACCGCCGGCAGTTTGAACGAGAATTTTAGGAGGCCCCATGAAAGAGATCTTGTTCTACGAAGGCCTGATTGCTGTTGACCGTTTAGACGGCAAGGAGCTGGTCGACGGCGAGAAGCTCATGGTCAAGTTCGCTGACGGCACTGTGGAGCCACACCAGGTCATCATCCAAAGCGAGCACTTCAACCGCGACAAGGGCGGACCGCTCGAGCTGGTCCGCCGCCGGTCGTTTATCAAAATTCGTTACAAGGGCACTACGAAATGGATCACCGCCGTGGGGCTCCAAGCTGAGAGGGTGTGATGAGCTTTTGGGCCGGGTTTGAAAAGAGCGCGACCAGCCTGATCGGCCAGGAAACTGGCCTGCGTTCAGGCCTTCGTGCTTTTAAATCTCCCGGTAAGTCCGTGGTGACGCCGCCGATCCATGCCAACCAAACAACCGCACCTCGGTCGACGCCGCCCCCTTTACCGACGCCCAAAGCTCAACCTGGGGCGGCCAAGTCGATGCTGCCGTCCATGAAGGCGAGCGAGTCGCCGGCGATTCCACAGCCCGCGATGACCGCACCCCAGTGATTTTGGTTTACACTTCATAGCGACCTAATCGAATATCCGGTTAGCCCCTTCTAGTGAGACCCTAATGACAACAAAGCCCCTGACCAGGCGCGACCTGGCTGGCGTGACGGTGCATGCGTCTATTCACGACGCCCTAGCCGCCATGACCAAAACCATGGTCCGTCACCATAAACGCGCCATCGTTAAGCAATTAAAGGACAAGGTGAAACGTGGAAAATAAAACAAATCTGTTGGAAGGTCAGGATGTTGGTGATCTAGGAACCCGCAGGAGGTCCATTGACGAGAAAACACTAATTCCGAATGCAGCTATATTTTTGAAGCGTACTGCGATAGAATTCCTACAAATCATATTCAGTCAAAGAGCCGAGGGCTCGCTGCACTATGATCCCGTTGATTCACAGACTGACATACAAATTTCGGACATGCACGCGGTAAGCCTTGAGACCATTGGTCTTCGGCCTGCCATCGTATGCGTTCGAGGGCCCATGACGTGGCAAGGCCAAGGGATTGGCAGCGTTGAAAAACGTTCAATGACCACGGGCAACCAGACGTTCAGCGACCTACTCACCGGATCAGTGGCTTTCTCTTGCATTAGCCGAGAAGGAATTGAAGCAGAACAGATTGCACACCTCGTGTTCAATTCGTTTAAGTTCTTCAGACCCGTTCTCCAACAGTATGGCTATTTCACAATAAAAAGCCTGAACATCGGTGAAGAGCAGCTGATCGAACAAGAAGGGGCTGATGACCGCACTACCGTAATACCGGTCTTTGTCACAGCCCAGATCCAGGACCGTTGGACCCTATCGTCCAA